GCTGGTCGCAGCGTCGGTCGCAGCGTAGGTCGCAGCGCGGGTCGCAGCGTCGGTCGCAGCGTCGGTCGCAGCGCTGGTCGCAGCGTAGGTCGCAGCGTCGGTCGCAGCGCGGGTCGCAGCGTCGGTCGCAGCGCTGGTCGCAGCGCTGGTCGCAGCGTCGGTCGCAGCGCGGGTCGCAGCGTCGGTCGCAGCGTCGGTCGCAGCGTCGTTTTTCCGCAGCCACCAAATAGCGGCCGAGAATCCGCCGGCCATCGCCATCACCAGCGGGCTTGGCACGATGATCACGCGCGGCTCCTTCAATCCGGATACGCGATATAGCTCCTTGATCGCGGCAGTAAGGCGCGGCCGATCGCAAGAGTCCGTGCGCATGGCATTTGAGATCCAGGACGAGGCATGCTCGTCCATGCGCAGTTGCTCGTCCTTAGTGATGCCGCCCTTGGCGGACGTCGGGGTGCGGATGATTTTTGCCATGATCTAGTCCGCCACGCGACGCAGCTCAGCGGGGGTGTATTCGACCTGTTGTGGCAGCAACCACTTGCCAGCGGGCACGCGAGCGGTGCTGTGCTCCTCGTGCAAGAGGTGCGAAGGCGCGGAGACCTCGAGGTAGCGCGCGCCGCCATCGGCGACGTAGAGCTTGATGTTCTGGGTTTGATCTAAGAATTCGAATCTGTGGTGATGCCCGGTGGCTTCGCCGAGCGCTAGGATCAGCTTCTTGCCCTTGATCTTCTGCTCAACCGCACCTTTTGGAATCGCTCGCACCGACACGAGGGCGACATCGCCTTGACGGATAATTCCCATAATCAATTCTCCTGTGATTAGAAAAACGCCTGCTTTTTAAAGCAGGCGATTGCTTAAGCACTCAGCAGCACATCGTCTGCGTCTTGCTTCACCGCCGCGTAGTCCTCCGGTTTCACCCCCGATAGGCTCTTGGCCTTGTATTTCGCGAACAGCTCCACTGCTTGCTTGCGCATGTTGGCGTTCAGCATGGCCTCGATCGCTTCGCCGACTTGCTCTCTGGTGACTTCTTCACCGCCCGCATCGTCATCCAACGGCGGGGGCGTCTTAGCAGGCGCTTTGACCGCTGCCTTTTTTGCGGATTTTGGCGCCGCTGCAGCGGAAACTTCCGGCGTACCGACGATGAATGAATGAAAGATTTCAGCGGTCGCAAGCACCGCTTCTGAATCGCCGCTACCGTGATGCACGCTTGCTGCATGTTGAAGGGCCATCGCCCTACTGGCTTCTGACATTGGGGAACTCCTTACGTTGATTGTAAATAAAACTGTATCACTTGCTACATCAAAATGTCAATCTCAGAATCTCCGCGAATGTGCGCCATCAAGTCAGGACCCGGAGCGCCCTTCCACTTACTGTGGTTACGGATAATGACGCCCCGGTAAAAGCTGTCTCCTACCCGAAAACGGATCGCAATACCGTGAAAAGGAGGTTTAGCAAGCACGCGTCCGATCCGGGTGGCAGCGGATTTGGCAACCGAATGCCGATGCACGTATTCTTGCACCTCACTCACCACCACAATATCCCGATCAAAAATATCGGTGCGTGCTTCGAACATCGTTTGTAGCAGTTCCGTATCTGCCGCTCTTGACGCATCTACCATTTCTTGCTTCGCTTCTGTCATCGGCGCACTGCCCGCTGCCTCAAAACCGTCCAAATCCACGTGCAGAAAATAGTGACGTAGTACGGCTGCCGCACGGGGGGTAAGCAAAAACTGATAGTAAATCCATTGCCGTTCGCTGTCGGTAAATTTAGGCTGCTTAAATTCATGCACCCCCCAGCGTTCATCATTGTTATCCACGGCGGCGGCGTCATCGTCATTGCCGGTCGCGGTAACAAAAAAGTGATTCGGCATGGTATAGCCGGCACCCCCTTTGGGGTGAAATGGAATCATGTCGTCGGTGATATAGGCTTTGAGTTTGTTGGTAATCATGGCGCGCTCGCCACGGGTGCCGGCACGAAACTCCACCAAATTTACATGCCAGGCGCTTTGTAAATAGTCATTGAAGGTGCTTTGCAGCAGATCCGGGCCTACATCAGTTGAATATTCGCGCCCAACCAGGAGCGCGGGGATGGTTTTTAATAAAGTTGATTTGCCGTTGCGCTGGGTTTCTGACCATAACAGCGGCGCGCTTCTGAGTTTAATTCCTGGATGTTGGACCAGATGCCCGTAGTATTGTTTGAGCCACTTGACGTAAACAGGGTCATCAATTCTATCGAAGCACCATTTTATTTTTTCAGTCTCTAGCTTTGTTGGCTCGATTGATGTTGGCAGCCGATTGCGATAGAGGTTAGCGAATGTATCCTCTTCGGCCTTGAACAGCGCGCCCTCCCCTGGGTGAAACCCTAGCCCTTCAACCAAGCGCTTTGTGGTGCTTTGCTTTAAGACTTTCACGGGGTTCAGGCGCAAGCCTTTGCGCTTTGGCATGAGGGCCGTGAACTGATGCTCGAGCGCTGAATCACTCCCGATCAACCGATGGCGTGTCGTGTCAAAATACTTCTCAGAGGCCAGCACGTAGACCACGCGCTTTTCAAGCTCTGCAATAGCCTCTTGCTTGCTTTGATCCTTTACCTCGAGTGCCGCTGCTTTCGGCGTCTCGATGACTTCAAACTCATCCGCTTCCGCCGGCAGTTCGTTATCGAGCGTTGCAACAATTTTACCCTTCGAGCTCGAGAAGGACACCCAATGTGGACGGCAGGTGTTTTTACCCTCATAGGAGGGCTGGCCGTTTTTGCGGATACGGGTCGCTTTGGAACTCCAGTCATCCCAAATCTCCAAACCTTCCTCTGCGCCCCCCGTGGCATGGTGCAACTTGGCGCCGACTTTGTACCAGTGCTCGTACTCCATGTTGGGATCTTGGCTCTTGATCCAGGCATGCAGCCTTTCGAGCGCCACATCCATGTCGCCATTCAGATGCCGCTCAACGGGTGCCTCGGTCAGCAATTGGCGCCAGGCGGCGAGCAGGGTAGCCGGGATCGCGGGCAAATTGCGCCAGTCTCCTAGCAGCGGCTCGCCAAATTCCCAAAAGTAAGGCTTGTGCGTATCAGGGTGCACCGTGGGCGGCAAAACATCCTGCACGGATCTGCCTTGAAGGTTCGCGCAGCGCAGCTCCACGCCACTGCCAGGCGGTTTAAAGGTGCGTAGGGGAGTCTTTAAGCGATAGAGCAGCTTTGCCCGTCCAAAGCGTCCTGAGCTGATCTTGACGGCATCCTGGGCCTGCAGCAGTGTGTCAATATCAACTCCGTGTTCAGGAAGCCAGATGCGTGCAGCGGATAGGTCGTCGATATCGAGTGCGCAGGTTTTGCTTTGCAGATGAAGCAGTCCGGCGCCATCGATACCGCCGGCGGTCTCTAAATCGATCGGCCGCTCATTCCAGCGCTTATAGTTGGGGTTTTTGGTGCCGCGCGGCACAATACACAAAGACAAGCCCGCCTGGATGTACTCCTGAAAAGGGCCCACAGAATTGATCGGCTAGACTAAGGGGCAAACACTGCAATCGCGGCACAACTCGCGCTGATCCATGATCAGTGCGGGCACTTTTAAGACGGCACTCCCCTCAGCGAGCCGCTGGGCAAGGGCTGCGGATACTTGCCGCCGGCCCGCGGCCACGTGACGCAGATAAGGAACAGAAGTTTTGGCATGTTTGGCAACTTGTTTGGCTTGCGCGGGGGTTGCGATGCGCAGCCATTCTTGCACGGTATTTTTTGCCATTAGGGCTCCTTATCCTTTGGTACGCGACGATAGCCCTATGTCAGCAACGGGTCAACTGTGTCGAACTCATCCGCGCCGGCGGCAGGCGAATTTATTTTTGCTTTATGCTCGGTCGGGTGTTGCTTTGACAAATGCCAAAAGCCGCAATCGCATTTGTAAGGGTGCTGGCACCATTTGGTAGCGTCTGGCTGAGCATGGCTGAGATTGGAGTATTTGCGCTTATCAGGGGTAGGGCAGATTAGTGGCGTGTACTCTTTCGCTGGCTCTTCGCGCTCTTGGGTATTCAAGATGACGTCACAGATGTTTTCCAACTCGCATATGGCTGAGTCTGTCAGTGTCGTGCGCCAGCGGTGCAGGTGCAACGCGATCGACTGTCGGATGATACCGGCAGCTTCCAGGCTTACCGCTTCATGCCCTGAGCAGAAAGGACATTTGACGAAGCTAAACACGTTCAACCCACAATACTGAAAGGTCTGCAGAGAAACGCCAGATGCAGGTTCGATATTTCCCCTTACGGACGATGGATTCGATTTGTGCGCTGTCGGTTACAGGATAGAATCTGGGTTTCATAGTTTTGGCTCAGAAAAGGCATCAGACTGTGAGTCTAGGGCCTTTCGCGCGACGCTCACCATACTCAGCACCAGCGAGAATCCAGGTCCTGGAATCGGAGTGCAATCAGCGATCAGGCGTAGAGCGGCGTTCAACTCGGCAATGCGTGCAACGTCCTTGCTGGTTTCGGCCTTCCACCGGGAGAACGCATCCTCGCAGGCCTGATAGTCCGAAGCTCGCACATAGGGAAAATTGTAGTTAGGAAACTCCATAATCTCACCGGAAAACCATTGCTTTGCGGTCATGCGAACACGTTCTCACCAAGCCACACTTTTTCCTCAGATTTACCGAGACTGGTTTTAAAGTCGCCCAGCGATTGGAACGGCAACCAGTCAGCCCCAGCACCCTCAAGCACAATGGTTTGTCCATGCAGCCGCTGGCACCACAGCCCCAGTCCAGCGTGATCGGCGAACTTCTGCCGGTAGAACTTCCCCTTATCCACGTAGGGCGGATCTATCAGCCATGTGCATTCTGACGTAGGGCCTTCGGCGTAATCGCCTTCCGTGATGGTCCAGCCCGCCAGCAGATGCAATTGGCTGGCGATACGCTCTTTGGCGCGCAGCCCCCAATTCAACTGGGCTTTGTCGGTCCGCGCAGAGTATGCCGTGCGAGATTTCTTCGGCTGCGCGCTTCCGCGATTCAGCCAAAAGCCGATCAGCCATCGGGCTTCTTGCGGAATGTCGTAGTTATCGACGCAATCACCGACCTCCGGGAGTTCCGGCAGACCCATAATTTCCGCTGAACTGACGCCCATCAGGTACGCCCACAGACCTGCGATTAGCGGATCTTTGTCCACCAGCTCGACGCGCGGGCAATCGTAAAACAGGCTGTATCCTGCGCCGCCAGCAAAGCGCTCCCGAACAAGCGGGAAGCGCGGAGGCGGCAAATAGCGAGCCCGGTTCCAAGTCGAGCCGTAGTAAGGGAAAAACGGCCTCATGCGTCACAATCTCCGCTGGGAACAGCCGGATAAAACGTCTTGCGGGCCTGGGCGAGCAAGCTGTCGATCTTCTGAGTCAATTGCCAAGAAGGGTGCGAGTTCGTGAGCTGGTCACGAAGCGAACACCAATCCCTGGCCGACATCGTTATTTTCATCGTGAACTCGATGCCGTCCGGGTTTTCAGCCATGAACCTAGCTTCCATTTTCGCCTCCACATCCATCGGCTTGTGAGTCACGCACGGCCAGTCATCTCCGGTTGCCCCTCGAATCGCGCAATCATCTCGCGCATCAGGCAAACGATATCCTTGCGGTCCGCACCGTTTGAGATGTAGTTAGCGCGGCCGTCATGCGTGCCGTACTCGAACAGCAGCAGCACAAACCCGACCTTCTTGTCCGGGTGTTTGGCTGCGCCGTTGAACGTGCTGTCCAAGGCCTCAGCGACGCCTTGCATCTGCGCCGCGTACTTGGCCTCGATCATCTCATCCGGTGACATGCTTAACCGCCCACATGACCGCTTCCTCAATCTTGGTTGCCGCCAGCGACAGCTCGCGGGACTTGCCGAGCGATGCAAGATAGGTATGCAGCGACAGGCCGTCGTCTTTGATCTTGAGCATGGACGCCTTCTCGGCATCGCTCAGTACCTTGTACTGGTGGCGCATGGTGTTGTTCACGGTCCTGGCATCGCTGGTCGAATCTACTGATTCCATATCATTCCCCTTTGTTGAAAAAACTATTTAGCTCGGCGGTCAGCCGCTTGACCTGCTCATCAGAGGATGCTATCAATTGCTACAACTTTACGCAACACCGCGGGCAAACAGCGTAGTGCGAGCGGGTAGGATCGCTCGAGTCGGTCCAGGAGCAGGCGTTGCCCACATAACGGCAGATTTTGCATGAGTAACGATAGGGACGTCCTAAAGTTTTCAAGATACGGCGCAGAATGTTCATGACAGCAGCTCGTCAATCTCAGAAGTAACGGCAAAGTAAGCGTCAGGATCGACACGCTTGACAATGCCGGGGTAATGGCACCCACGTCGCGAGCTGCAAATATCCTGACAATTTGTTCGTGTAATCGGTGACGCACGGCAGCTTGACGCTCATCGCCCATTTAAAATACTGCTCGCGTACTGTGTCGACGGATCGATCAGACGCGCTGCGATGGGGGCCTGTGTATTTAGGTTTGAGCGCTCGGCCGGCTTTGGCAATCCTCCAGCCTCGTCTACCGGCGATCCGGCGCGCATCATCAAGGTTGACGTTCGGGATCACGTCGTAGATTTTGTTGATCGGATTCCACAACTGCAATTGGCGCGTATCTTCGCTCATGGTTGTTTCTCCGGGTACAGCGCGGCCCAAGCGCGTTCAAAGCTGGCGAATGACAGCACGGGCTGCTGTCCTGAGAAAATCGTCCAATAGCCTTTATAGCGGCGCAGGCTCATAGCGGATTAATCCGCATTTCCTGAAGCCAGGCCTCATCAGCCGCACATTTGGCCAGGCTCAGTTCATTCAGCCGATTGTTATGGTATGGCGTCGTTTGATAGCGCTTCTCGCAGGCCTTCTTCGCACCATATACGCGAATCAGTTCGGCCTGAAAAGCCTCGTCTGCGGCCTTCGCAGCGTCGTACAGCGCGAAATTACGGGCGGCCATCACTTGGCACTCGTCTGCGGGCTGCAGCCGTTACGATCGGTATTGGTAAAAACGTTGGTGAACACCCAGTAGTGCGCGCCGTCGAATTCCCCGCCCACCATCGGCGTGTAGCTCGAGCCTTCATAGCGCGTCCAACCCAATTTGGCGCGTAGCAGCTCGCATGCAGCGCGATGATTGCCGTCGACGCCTAGCGCGTAATCCCAGTTCATGAAGATTGCGCCGGCTTCGGCCTTCGCCTGGATGCGGCTGCCGCGGGTGTCGGCAGGACCGTAAAACTTGGTTCTGATCGCTTGCATGGGTGAACTCCTGTCAATTAACGGATGAATCGGAAGCAGCATCAAACATATCAGATGATATGACGGCATGCAACCAATATTTGATACAAAACGAGACTAACGTCACGAAATCATATCTTGCGACATTTTCAGGAGTCTGTTTTTAGCGTTATTCCAGTCGCGCCATTCGTCTGAATCCATAGCACGATCGACTCGTTCAGCGCAGACGGCCGCTATGGTCTCTAAAACCAAACGCAGTCCGCGCTCGTGGATTAATTGGGCGAGCTGGTCTTTCATAGCAGCAGGGGATCGTGTTGCGCTGCGGTTTGCATCGCGCGGTAGAGCCGCGCTCGGCTGCCTCCAATAACCGCCAACACATCAGCCGGCTTGAGGCCACGAGATATCATCTGAATAGCTTTGCGGCCGTCTGCAGCCAATTGCGTGCGTTGTATGGTGCGTCTAGTCACGACAGAAGGTCCTTGTTGGCTTCGCGGGTCTGCGCGGCCTGGTACCGTGCTTCCCATAAATAGCAGTGTGCAGTTTTACGCGCTAGCCCGAGCGCGGCCATTACTTCGTTTAAATTTTTACCTCTCAAAAACATAGCGTGCGCTTGTTTTCGTCGGCTTATCAACGGCTTATGCTTGTTGCTGTGCAGTGTTGGGCTGTTCATGCGTTCAAGATAGCACTAACGGAGGGTAATAATCAACTGTTCTGCCGTTCTGTGCTGTGCGGTTTGTTCGGGCTGATCGGCTTGATTTGATTAAACATGGTCGATCGCCTCGCCGACATATTATTATTATTTATACATATACTTTTATATATATATATAGTAACAGTAAGAACAGTAAGTACAATAATAGAAAAACATCGGGAAAAATAGCGTTCCTATTTAAACTGTCTCGCATTCCCTCATCTCAGAACAATCAGCACACTTTTTCCGCCAGGGCTGGCGTGGTCGTCTGACAACTCATCTGTCTCGCTTTGTCTTACACACTTCCGCCAGGGCTGGCGTGGTCGTCTGTCTCGCTTTGTCCTATATGTTGCAGTGCAGCATATAACGGGTAGGCTGATATATCAATTACTAGAAGTAGGGGGTAGGAGCCCTTCTTGAGAGGCTCAACCAGCAGCAGCGAGCGGGGGCTTAGTTGCAAGCGCCTACAGCATAAAAGCAGACGCTAGTCTCAATTCGTCTCAAAACTAGAGCCTCTACCCCTAAGCCGCCTTTTCCGGTACCTTTCGCTAATGGATGAGAACACCGACATTGGGGCGCTTGCCCGTGCCCACGCACCGCGGGCGATCACGCTACTAGCGGATGCCATGGAGACCGCGGAGACGGATAAGGATCGAATCCGTGCGGCGGAAGCGGTACTCGATCGTGGCTATGGGAAGCCTTCTCAGGCGATCATTCAGATTCCAGCGAATCGCCGCCAAGCCGCGCTCTTAGCGGGGATGTCAGACAATCAGTTGGTGTCGATCATCGAATCCAAGAAGCTACCGCGGCTCACCCGCCAGCCGATGGTGACGATCCCGGCGAAGGATCCGCTGCTCGTATGAGCGTCAGCCCCGAGTGGGCGGCGCAGGAATTCTTGCGTCGCAAGCGGGCGCGCGCCTCCCTGCTTGAATATTCGCAATCCATAGATATCCCCGGCGTGCCGCTCTTGGATGTGCCAGACGAAGAGGACCCGGAAACCGGCAAACTCGTCAATCGCTTCGAGGATAAACCGGTGGCGTACAAGCCGGTGGAGCTGCGCATCGCTGTGCACCACGCGTTGATGATGCAGAAAATTCAAACCTGCATCGAGACCCCGCGTGGGCGGCAGATTATTTTAGGCCCGCCTGGGTGCGCCAAAAGTACCTACGCTCCAGTGGTGGGCGGCTCCTGGGCGATGGGGCGCAAGAAGAACTGTCAAGTGATTCTAGGCTCTTACGCTACGGGAATCGCCGCTAAGCAGAGTCGCAAAGTGCGCAGCATCGTGCGTCAAGCTGGCTATTCAGCGATTTGGGACGGGCGCCCCACGTTGACGGAAGATCAACGCGCCATCGATGATTGGTCGCTAACTAACGGTTCGAGCTTCATGGCAGCCGGAATGCTCGCCGGCATTACCGGCAATCGCTGCGATCTTCTGATACTTGATGACCCGGTAGCGAATCGCGAACAAGCGGACTCGGCCACCATGCGCGAGAAAATTTACTCCGAGTACATCGATACCGCCATGACGCGCGCCAAGCCGTGGATGTCGGTAATTCTAATCATGACCCGCTGGCATGAGGATGATTTGGTGGGCTCGATCCTACCGGAAAATTACGAAGGTGAATCAGGATTGATTCATTGTCGCGACGGCCAGGTGTGGGACGTACTGTGCATCCCCGCGGAAGCTGAGCGCGCAGATGATGTGCTGGGGCGTAAACCAGGTGAATTCTTGTGGCCGGAGTTTTGGCCTAAAGAACATTGGTCGATGTGGCGGGATAATCCGCGCGCGGCGCGTACTTGGGCGGCGCTCTTTCAGCAGCGCCCGGCGCCTTTCACTGGAATCCATTTCTCGCGCGAGATGTTCAAGATGTATGATCCTGATTTACTGCGAGTCGATGCGTGATACGTACTTACGAAGGCCTCGACGCGCTGCCAAAATCCTTAGTTGTGTACGGGGCGTCAGACTATGCGGTGATGGAGCCGCGGCACGGAAAAAAGGAACCGGATTTTACCGAGCATGGCGTGTGGGGCGTCGATAAGGTTGGGGATTTGTGGGCAATCGATTGGTGGAGCAAGCAGTGCGAGACTGACATAGCGATTGCCGCATTTATAAAACTGGTCATGTTGTGGAAACCGATCAGATGGGCGAATGAAGGCGGGTTGATCGATAAAGCCATCGGCCCTGCGATTCGCTCCGCGATGTCGCATGCGCAAAAATTTGTTGCCGTCGAGATGCTGCCCTCACTCGATGACAAAGCCGTGAAGCTGCAAGCATTCCATGCACGGGCGACGGCGGGCACGGTGCATTTCCCTGTTCGTCGTGCGTGGGCGGATAACTGCATCGAGCAGTTGGTGAAATTCCCCGGCGGACGCTGGGACGATAAGGCCGATGTGTGCGGCTTAATTGGCCGCATGGTGGACAAAATGATGGACGCGCGCGTATCCTTGCGCGAATCTAAGCCGCTTCTAATTCCCTTCACGGAAGCGTGGCTCATGTACGGATCGAACGATAAACCCAAAGTGAGGTACTTCTAATGCCGCATCAAACATCGGGCGTGAACGAAGCGGAACGCGCTGTCGTGGTGGTTCCCAGCGTGCCGCAGTTGGGCGCGCAAACAGCGCGCGCTGCATCTGCCGCCGTCACGGTGCCCTTCGCGTACAATTCCAACGGTAAAGCCGGCGGGCCGTGACGCAGGCCAGCAGCTCCCCCGGCGTGCCGAAGGCGCTACCGACCGTTATTGCAAGTTCCGCAACGCCGATCATGACGGGCAAGACAATTTTATCAACTGAAACGAATGTGTGGGGCGCGGTGTTGCTTACAATGGCAACCGTCGTGCCGTTTAGCTCTTCCACGCCGATCGTGCTGCCTAATCAGACAGGACTCTTCCCATGATTCACTCACGCCCCGGGTTTGCACCGCGCACCTCCGATGAATTACCAGCGAAACTCAACCCCGACATGATCCCGGCGATCAACCGCAAGCAACCCGCAACGGATGCCAAAGCGCCGCAAGTGTCGGAAGCGCTGCTCGATGCGCGCACTGAAGCTGCGATGGCGAAACTCGCCAAGGAGCACCCCGCGTCGGAAATCATCGTCAACCCGATTCCGAGCGCCCCGCCGCAAGTACTGATCCCTGGAAAATGATCGATGGCGAGCTCCCTGACCGGCCCCGTCAATTTAAGTGATCCGCGTCAGGGCGGCGAGGGGAAAGACGAGGGCACTGAACAAGAAGAACCGCAATCGAAGGAAGATGAAGAAGCGGAATTGCAATTAGTTGAAAAGAAATGGCGGGAGTATGAAGACGCTAGAAAGTTTGATGAGAATTTTCGTAAGCAAGTAGCGATCGACCGGCGCTATGCGGCGGGCACTTCCGATTTAACATGGGCGGTCACCACGAATCTGATTGGCGCCTTCATTGATATTTTGGTGGCGCTGCTCTACGCGCGTAACCCCGACGTATCGGTGCGAAAAGCCCCCCAGGTCGATGAGTCGAACACCTATCAAATGCAGATATTCGCTCGGACCTTGGAAATCGTTATCTCGAGTCTTTGGAAGAAGGGCAATTTAAAAAAGCCTGCGCGCAAGGGCGTGCGCTCAGTGCTCTCAAATGGCGAGGGGTGGTTTAAGTGCACGATGGTGTCGGAAAAGATACCGAAACCGGAAGTAGAAAAAGCCTTAAACGATGCGCAGGACACCCATGCACGCATTATCGCACAGCAAAAGCTCTTGGAAGATCCGCAAGGCCAGGACCCCGAAGCGCTTGAGGCTGAGAGGGATGAAAAAGAAAAACTGATTGAAAGCCTACAAGAAAAGCTGGAGCTTGCGGTCACGAAAATGTTCGTGATTGATTTTGTCGAAACCGAGAACATCCAAGTCTCGATCGATATCAACTGTATCGAGAACTACACCGATGCGGATTGGATTGGCAATGAGTTGTACGTGCCAAAAGACGATGCGTTGGCACGCTTTATGCGCTTGGATGCGGAAGATATCAAGTCTGCGAAGATTTTCTATCAGCGCGCACCGCGGGAGTTGGCCACGCGCGAACTTGACGGCGCGCTGCCGCAAGGGGCGATGACGGCGGAGAGTGCGCAAGCCTATACGACGCAAACTTCCTCCCAAGAGTCCCCCGCTTTCGTGCGCTGTGTGGAGATTTGGGATCGGCGCGATAAGCAAATTCGTACCATCATCGATGGGGTGAAAAAATGGGCAAAAGAGCCGTATCCGCCGCCGTACCCCGCCAGCCGCTTTTATCCGTACTTCTATTTCGCCTTCTACGAAGTCGATGGACAGCGACATGCACAGTCGCTGAGCTGGCGCCTGTACAAATTGCAGGACGAATACGCCTCCACGCGCTCAAACTTCCGGCTTACCCGCCAGCGCTCTATTCCTGGAGTGCTGGTGAATGGCACGATGCTGGACGAAGTGGAGATGAAGAAGCTGCAGGAGTCACAGTCCCAGGAGTACACGGTACTGCGCCCCAGTGACCCGTCGATACCCTTGGGTAACTTGTTTGCGCCGAAGCCTGTGCAGGCGATCGATATGCGGCTTTACGACCCCACATTGATTTTGAATGATATGGAGCGAATCTCCGGGGTGCAGGAAGCACTCTCGGCAGCGATCAACAGCCCTGGGAATCCAAAAACAGCGACGGAGGCCAACATTCAGCAATCGGGCACCCAAGCGCGTACAACTTCTGATCGCGATAACTTGGAAGCGATGTTGACCGAGTTGGCACAGTACACCGCGGAGCAGGCACTGCAGTGCTTAGAAACTCGCGATGTACAGCGCCTGGCCGGCACAAAAGCTTTTTGGCCGGAAAACATGGATATCGAGGATCTCTTTACGTTGGTGGAGATTCAGATCGAAGCAGGATCGACGGGCAAGCCTAGGCAAGCGACCGATATGCAAGCGTGGGGTACGATCCTGCCGCTCATTCAGAAATCCTTACAAGAAATCGAACAGGCGTTCGCGCAGGGCAACACGCCGATGGCGAATGCGTTGATCGAGCTGGTAAAAGAAACCATGTTGCGATTGGGCGATGAAAGCGACGTGGAGCGGTTCATTCCACGCAAACCCCCGCCCGGAAGCCCTGGAGCGGGCGCCCCGCCGCCCCCCGTGCAACCACAGGTCAATGTCAGCATCAAGGGAGAAATCGATACCGCAACCGCATTGCAGCTCGTGGCGCCCGTGGTTGCGCGCGATGCACTTTCTGCACCGCCCCCGTCGCAGCCTCAAGGCTCACCGCCCGGAGCGCCGCCGCCTACCAACGGCGTGGCCGCCCCTCCTGGATTACCACAATAACGATAGAGAGCCCCTAAATGGAAACTGAAAAAACCACGATGCTGGATGAAGTCAACACCGCGTTAGGCGATGCGATCGATACGCCCGCTGCGCCGGAATTGGAAGCGCCTGAAGGCGAAACCCCGGAGGGCGAGCAGCCTGAAGGTGAAACGCCGGAGGGTGAACAGCCCGAAGGTGAAGTTGAAGAAACAGAGGCGCAAGCCGAAGCCCGCGGCGCGGAGCGTGATCCTCTCACCGGAAAGTTCGTTAAGAAGGCAGCGGAAGAAAAGCCGCCGGTAGAGGGCGAGAAGCCGAAGGCCGAAGCTAAGAAACCCGATCCAATCAACGATCCGATTCCGAAGGAGCTGAAAAAAGACACTCAGGATCGCATCCGCACGCTGATCGATACCACCAAGACGGTGACGGCTGAGCGCGATGAAATCAAACAGAACTTCGATTACATGGTGGGTGGTATCCAGGCCACCGGAGCGACGCCGGCGCAGTACGGGGAGACCTTAAGCTGGCTCGCGCTCTTTAACAGTAACGATCCACAGCAACAGGGCAAAGCGCTTGAACTCGTTGAAAGCGTGGCCGAACGATTGGCAATTCTGCTCGGAAAAGATCGCGCTGTTGGCGATCCGCTTGGGAGCCATGCGGATCTCAAAGAAGCTGTCCGAACTGGAAAGCTCACTGCTGAGTATGCAAAAGAGATTGCGCGCACCCGCAACGGACAACAATTTAGGGCCGAACTGACGACGAACGCGAACCAGGATCAACAGCGTCAGGCGCAGGCGGCCAACGAGGAACGCGAGGGGCGAGCTGCTTTGACCGAACTTGAAAAAACGCTGATGGCAAGTGATCCCGACAACTATGCGCGCAAGAAAGCTATCTTAGTTCCAGCCTTAAAGCCGTTGATGCTGACCATTCCGTGGGGCCAGCGCAAGGATAAGTTCTTGGAAGCGTACCGAAGTGTGCAACTTCCAAAAAGCGCAACGGTTGTTAAGGGCGTACCGGTGAATCAACCACTGCGCGCCGGCAAACAGCCTGCGGGCGGGCAGACCAAGGCGCCGGGCAGCATGCTTGAGGCGATGAACGGTGCATTGGGCGTGAAATGAGAAACTACAACAAGGTTTTAGTTGCTACGCCGATTCGCGGTAATAACTGCATAACGCTCTATACGGCCGGAATGCTGCAATCGACCGGCTTGCACGGCGGCTGGTTGCCGCTCGCCGGGCAGTCGGACATTTACGTCGCGCGCAATGTCTTGGCGAATGAATTCTTGCGTCGTACCGAGTTCGATACCCTGGTGTGCATTGATTCAGACATGGGCTTCACGCGCGCGGACCTGCAAAACTTAATTGATACGGAAGAACCCTTCGTCTCAGGGCTCTACACGGATAAGTGCCAGCCGCCAATGCCGTTCTGTCGTGATAATAACGGCATGCAGGTGCCCTTGGAAGACATCCCGCGCCAGGGGCTCTTAAAAGCACGCTTCGTACCGGGCGGGTTCTTGAAAATTGAGCGCATGGTATTTGAAACGCTGATTGCGAAGGGGCTAGTGACATCGTATGGCAAAGGTGCTTTTCATCATTTCTTTTTTGGGCGCATTGCAATGGATAATTTGCTATCGGAGGATTATTCATTCGCTGATTTAGTCTTTAGCGCAGGCATTCAGCCGTGGATTAACTGCGGCGTGCGCTTGAGCCACGACGGGCGCACCTTGGATCCGCAAGCGCCGCAACCGAAAACCGATACTATTACCACAGAGGCGCAACTGCCGCCGCCAGCACCCGCGCTCACCAACGGAGCCGCGCATGCAGGACCTTAGCATCTGCATACCGACGTTTAATCGCTATCCGTTCTTGAAATGGACACTCGATAAGACGATTGCGGACTTTCCCGATGCTAAACTGATCGTGTCGGATAATTCATCGCAGGATGACACGCGTAATTTGGAGTTGAAGGGCCGGTACATCCGTCAACCCCAGAACATCGGTGCGTTTCCCAACATGCGCGCGGCGCTTTTGGCCTCGCACACCAAGTACGCGATGTATTTAGGCGACGATGATTACTTGCTGCCTGGCGAGGTGCAAAAGGGCATAGAGTTTTTAGACGCGCACCCGCAAGTGCTTGCTTACTTTGCCCCCTGTCAGCTCTACGATGAAGTAGAGCAGAGATCGGCCTGGGATGCGTTTTATCCAGCGGAGGATGAGACCTTTACGCGCGCCGATTTGTTATGGAATTTTGTGATGCATAAGCACGTCTGGCCCGAACATGCGATCTACCGGCGCGAGCGCTTGGATGAAATCATGCAGCCACGTGGGGCTGCTTATTGGTGCTTTGTGGATCTAGCCAATGCCGTCTTGCGCGGCCCGGTGCACTTCGCCAAGACGCCGTACTATCGCAATATCACTCAGCACCCCGTGGGCGGCCGGATCAAACTCGGGGATCAGCAGTGCTTGACTGATTTTGATTCTTATCGTGCGGGGCTTGAAGTTTTAGCGCATGATATTTTTCAAAATAATTTTAATGATGCGGACTTAAAGCGCAACGTGAATGACATGATTAGACAATTTATGTGGAGCCGCTACGAAGTGGCCTCGCGCATTCTTGCGGGGCAAGGTCGAACGGCGGAAGCAGATTTTATGAAAAAGCGCATGGCGCTAACGGGGTACTGATATGGGACACATTGCACTCATGGTTCCAGAAGGGCATACGGTGCAGATTCATCCGCCGGGGGGCACTATCGGCGTACCGATGGCGCAGGGCATGATGCCAAATGCGGCAACCGACGGGGCGAAAGCGGCAATGGATGCGGCGCTCCCCGCGCCGGAGCCGAAGCCTAAAAAGACGGCGGTCGCCAGGGCCGCGCGTAAAGGCGCGGGCAGTGAATCGGGCAAGGAGAAAGCGACCGGCGCCAAGTTATCCAGCACAAAAGCATAGCAGTTGATACGTGCCGCATGTTATCATGCGGTGTGAAAAAGACTGCGGAAGAAAAACGAACACGAGAACAAGCAGCTAACCGCAAGTGGTACGCAGCGCACAGTGATAAAGCAAAAGCTAACTCGCGGGCATGGCGAGCTAAGAATAAAGACAAAGTAAAAGCGTATAACGTTGCCTGGTACGCTGAACGGCACAACCGAAAAGAACTTTCTGCTTTTAACCGAAAAGCGTACCGGAGTTATCGGAGAGCGCATCACATTAATAAAAAGTTTGGGATGTCAACGGAGCAATACGAGGCGATGGTTGCAACGCAAAACGGTCACTGCGCGCTTTGTCCTCAAGTTGATCTAGCGGAAAAACGGCTTGCGGTAGATCACGACCATAAAACAGGAAAAGTACGGGCGTTGCTGTGTGATCGTTGCAATCGCGGGATTGGATTTTTTGATGAAGTGTCCAAGAGGCTTCGTGCGGCGGCCGATTACCTCGATGCTCATAATTTGACATAGCGCTGGGTTTAGGCATAGGCTCTCCCGTGTTTATGGCTGTGCCGTGAACTTCCGGCGGGACCCTATTAAAGCGGGATCGGCAGCCCCCAAAACTCTGAACGGCCTCTCAGGAAGAACCATAGCGTTTTTCCATGCCCCGGAGTTTCAACATGCCCTTTACCACAGAACAACTTCAAGCTGGCGGCCAAGCCGCCATTAATTGGTTCCTCCGCAACGACCCGATCGATCAAGTCAACATTGCCCGTCCGCTAATCAAAAAGCTGATGGAGGAAAAGAAGCCCTACGGCGGCGGACTACAATACGTCGTGGAGCAGCTGCGATACTCAAACGATTCAAACTTCCAGTCCTACTTTGGTGACCAACAGGTCACCTACAACCGCAAGCGCTCGCTGCAACAGGCTAAGTATACGTGGGGCAGCTTCCACGACGGCTTCGGGTTAAATGAAGATGAGATGACGCAAAACGGCATCATCATGACGGATGACAAATCGAGCACGCCGTCCGAAGCCGAGCGAGTGCAGCTCACCAATCTGCTGGAGGAAAACTCTGAAACCTTGAAGTTGGGTTTTCAGGAAAACTTCGACTACATGCTGCATCTGGACGGCACACAGTCAGCCACCAACATCCCGGGGCTCGATTTGCTGGTGAGCACAACCCCCACCGTCTCACAGATTGTAGGTGGACTCGATCAGTCGATTTACACGTGGTGGCAGAACACCGCGATCACCGGCATTTCCACAGCCACGGCGGGCAATTTGACGCAGCAGATGGAAATCGGCTGGCGTGATGCCACCCGCTACGGCGGCAATGCGCCGAATTACATTCTGGTCGGGGAGTTGTTTCTCGATGCTTATCGCTCGGATGCCAAGAACACCATCAATCGAACGGTGTTCATGAAGGATGATGCGAGCCCAACCAAGCTGGATTCTTCGGTGGGCGAAGGTATCCGCACCGGCATGTACTTCAAGAACATTGAAATCATCTGGGACCCGGTGATGACTGTTCTTGACGGGCTTTACGCCCCAGTGATTCCGTGGGAGAAGCGCTGCTACTTCTTGAACACCAAGTTCTTGAAGCTGCGCCCCATTCAAGGGCACTGGATGATCAGTCGCACGCCCCCGCGTGTGTACGACCGCTATGTGCACTACTTTGGGCTCACAGCGAAAGCGGCACTCACCACGGGCAAGCGCAACGCGCATGCCGTGCTGAGCATTGCATAAGCTCGCCTGCCAACTAAATTTAAAAGGACACGCACATGCAAGCTCTCATTGTGACAGGCACCATTTTAGGCACTCAGCCGATTTATCTGCCCACGGGACTC